CTCCTCGTACTGAGCTTGTTGCTGGCGTTGCGCTTCGTTTTGGGCGCCGGTTTGGAGCTCCGTGCGGAACTGCTGGCCGTTTCGAGTGCGCGCAATCTCTTTTGCGTATTGCGCCGTGATCTGGCCTGTTTTAACTGCATCCTTGAGATCCTGATGTGCTCCGAGTGGATCACCGACCACACGTTCTTTACCGAGGAGCGTAGCAAGTCTCTCAGCAACCGATTCCACGAGTTCAAGAGCCTTCTCCTGCTGGGCCGGGTCGCGTGAGTTGAAGAGCGCGAGCCAGGAAAGCGTCTCGCCGTACTGCGCGGGCGTGGCTCCCGTGGCCTGAACGCCCGTGATCAGGTAGTCAAAGTCCGTTTTGATCTTGTCGCGTTCGCTCGTAGTCGTCTTGGCGATGTCGATCAGCGAACGGATGCGCTCAGAGGTCTCTTTCTTGAGATTCTCAGGGATCGGGTCGTTGACCGGGTCCTTTTTCGGCGGCTCGGCCTTCTTTTCGACCTTTTCCTCGGGCTGGGCTTCTTTTTTCTTGAAAGTGCCGTCAGGATTCCGCTCGGCGCCGCGTGCTTCGGCTTCCTCGTCGGTTTCTTCCGCTTCGGGCTCGGATTCGCCTTCCGGGGCGACTTCCTCTTCGGGTTCCGGGGTGTCTTCGCCTTCTGGGGCGACTACTTCCTCGGTTTCCACTGGTTCGGGCGCGTCTACCGCGTCACCGAGCGCCGCGTTTACGGCATCCATCACATTTTCTTCTGACATGGGGCTTCCTATCGGTGAACTATATCAAATTAAGGTCCAGCAACTTGTGGCGGAGCCGCAGGCGCGGCAGGTTGCACGGGTGGTGCGCCGGCCGGGGCGCCAGGCTGCTGGAGTTGTTGCGGCGGCATGCTCGCGCCGTCGCGCTTGAGCACGGGGGCGACGAGCGCCGCAGAGGTCTGCGGGTCGATCGCGCCCTTGATCGTGACCGTGACGGGCGGCGTGACGGGCGGCGGCGGTGCGCCGGATCCCGGGGAGCCTGGAGGCGGCTGACGCGGGATGAACCGCTCCACATCGCTCTCATCGCCAAGCCGGAGCATGGTCTCTTTGATCAATTCGATCTGCGCATTCGCCATGGGCAAGTTCCCCATCGCGAACGCCTGCTGAATCTCAGGGAGAGTCTTCTGAACGAGCGGCAGGATGGTCGACCACGCCTGCATGTCGGTCGCCTGGCGCGGCTTGCCAGTCGAGCCGGCCTCGATCTGGATCTCCACCATCGTGAAGAGATCCTCTATGTCCATTCCGTGCGGCCAGAACGCTTTGGGGCCTGCCATCCGCTGGACATCTCGCGTCTCAAGGCATTGGAGAGCTTGCTGAGCGGTATACTCGGCGAGGTCGGTGAGCATAGACTCCAGATTGTCTCGGTCAGAAGTAGTACGCGCTTGCGTGCCCGACTGCTGGATATTGGCCTCTGTAGCAGTCTTTGGATTTCCCGGCCCGTTGATAGCAGCAGAAAGTGCTTCTTGAACGCCGGAGATGCGCTCCATGTCATTGAGTATGAGCGTCGGGTCATAAAGCCTCATATCAATAGCCGCTACGGGCTTCGGCGCGAACATATTGGAAATCGGAATAGTCGGATCGCTCGGGCGAAGTGCGGTGTACTCCTGCGACTTCGATTCCTGAAGCTTCTTGGCCTCGACCTCATCAAGCATCGTAGCGTTGAATAGAACTCCGGGTATCGAACGCTCTCTGGTCAGCCGAAAGTTCGACCGGGAGGATGAATACTCGTCCTGTAACTTGTAGAGCCTCCACGAAAGACTCTGCGCATGCCTCTGACCATCCACTTCGTAGAAGGCAAAGTAGAAATAGGGATAGAACCTGCTTGTCGGGTAAGGAGGCGCATACGGTTCTTTCGCCCATTTCTCAACTCCATCCACCATCGTGCGAATTTGCTTGTCCGTCCTGTCCCAGATCTCGACTGCGCGCACGAAGGCCGGCGATTCGGCATCGGAGGACTGCGTCGTGAACGCCTGCGCGCTCTCGGCGGTCATCTGGCCTTGCGGCAGGATGTTGTCCATCTCGCGCGTGGTCAGTTCTTTCGGCGGCCGCTGGTAGTAGGTCTTCGCGGACTTGATGTCTTCGGCCGTCAGCCGCTCGAAGCGCGCAAGCGCGTCTTCCTTCAGGATGAAAATCTCTTCGCCGATCCAATCGCTGTTGAGATAGTCCTCAATGCAATCGATGTCGGTCGACACCTGGATGTTCTCGGTCTTGACGAAGTCGATCACGAACATCTTGTTGACGGCGAGCTCGAGCTTCTCCTGAAGCTCCTTGATCAGCGTCTCTTTCTCGGCCTTCTCGGCCGCCATCGCTATCGGATCGCCATCGCCCTTGTCCTCGATCATCTTCATTTCGGCTTTGATGCGCTCGTAAGTCTCTTGCGCATCGTTCAACGCCGTCTCGACTTCGGGCTGGGGCTTCTTGTCCGAGACCATAGTGGCTTTTAGCCAGCCTTCGCCGTTCGACAGGATGGAGCGGACGGCCTTGCGCGAGGGGCGCTTCAGATCGCCTTTCTTCCAAAGCCCCGAGATGACGATCTCCATCGTCCGGGCGAAAATCTGCATCTGGTAGGTGTTCGACTCATCGACCTGCGGGGACTTGCGCACCGAGACATCGGGGTTTCGCGCGTAGAGGAGCGCGACGAGAATGTCTATGAAAGCGCCGATAAGATTAGTAGTGACAGCCCAAGCGAGGTCAGAAGTACCAGCAGCGTAACGACGATCAATAGCCACTTGCTTACGGAAATTCTCATCGAACTTCCTCGCGTTTTCCCAGCATTTCCACTTCTTGGCGACGAGTTGCTTTTCCTCCTCGTCCGCCTCCTTGTCGTCAGCCTTGTCGTGATCGACGCCGTCGTCCTTGCCTTCCCCATCCTGACGCGGGTCCGTTTGGATGCCCGCCATGCCGCCTGGCGTCGCTGGACCGTTGCTGGCGCCAGAGGTACTCATGAGGTGATTACTCGGCGTGCGGTGAGGTGATTACGGGCGGTTCGGACGGTGCGGGGTTCACCAGAATCTCAGGGCCGGCTTGCCGGGCGCGCTCGGCCGCAGCTTCCTGCATACGCTTCAAGGCGGCTTCCGCCTGCGCCTGCATTCTGTCGACGGGAAGCCCCGGCTGCTCGTTCTGATGCAGCGTTGACGGAGCGGGCGTCGCAGTCGTGTGCCTCATGATCGCTGGTTGCATGTCGGCGGTGACGCGCGAGGGGCGCGCCTCGTGGCGTGTGCCCTCTTGGGTGACCCTAGTCTGAAAGCCCGGCCGCGAATGTCTCATGGAAATAATCCTGACTGTGTGGGGAGCACAATGGGTGTCGAATATTTGAATGGTGTCACAATGACCCCCTGTTCTGTCAAGACCGCCGACCAAACATTGTCCGCGCCGGTCGAGGAGACCCAATAGAGGGTGCCATTGGAAGCGATGACCCCGGTACCTATGATGCCGGCGCCTTCGTATTTCGGCGGCCCGGCCAGGATCGGAGTTGCAGAAGAAGCCACCACAGTCGACAGATTTGAAGGTACCCCTGGCGAGTGGTTGGTCTGTGTCACGGACCCCCGCCGGTCGTGACGCTACCCGCGGCCTTGTTCAAAATACCGCCCGGCGAGTTGTAAAGCGGCCCGCCGACGGCGAGCACCTGCTCGGCCATCGCGTTGCTCTGACCCGTGACGATGGTCGGGAACGGGTTGACCTGAGTCGTCAACTGCGCAGTGACGAGGTTCAGTCCGCCAGTAGTCAGCGCACCCGGCTGGCTGATGAACGTCGGGGCCACTTGGCCTTCGATGCCAGTATTCAGCGAATACGAGGCGTCCTTGTACTCTTGCGGCATGAACTAGCTCCTCAAAGGCCCGTTGCCGGCAACGTGCAAGCCCGCTTCCGCCTGCCCATAGGGAACGGTGGTCGCCGTTGCGATCTGCGTCGGGCCGAAGGTGCCCGGGGACGGGTTCGACTGCGTCGAGATTTGCGCTGCGACCGCCGTATTCGCAAACGTCTGGTTCTGTCCCGGCGTGGAGGTGACCTGTGCCATCAGATAAACTTCAGGATTTTGGCAACCACCCCGAACGCGGCGGCGGCGTACCCCACTGCAGCCCAAGTGGCATGCGGCCAGTAGGTCTGGATGAAGGCCAGGATCTTGGCCTCCTCGGTCTTCACTTCAGCTTTCGCCTCGGCGAGCACCTTGGCTACCTCCGCCTTGACGGTCGCTTCGATGTCGACAACTACCGCCGGCGCGGCAGCCGCTACGGGCGCAGTGGCCTTAGCAGAAACGGGAACGATGGTCGCCATGATGCCTGATCTCCACATGTGCGCGGACCGGCAACAAGAGCCGGACCCGCCGATGAAACAATCTCCGTAACCAGCAGGCCATTACGACTGGCTGGGGACAACCGCGGCCGGCAAGTTCAGCGAGACGGTGGCCGGCGCAGTGATCGCAAAGCTTCCCGTGACCGGCGTGCCGAACGTGTTACCGCTCGCATCCTGGCCCGAGATCGAATAGGTGTACGTGTCCGCAACGGTCAGCGGGAACACGAAGGAGGCCGGCACGCTCGCGGCCGGGGAAGTCTGGACGACCGGGGTCGTATTGCCGGCAGCGGCGCCCGTGACGACGGCGACGTAGGAGGCGACGGCGGAGCCGGCGGGAAAGCCCGGGACTTCGGCGTAAGTGACGGCGAGATTCAGGTTCATGTCAGTAGTACCTCACTTTCGGCTTGTCGTTCTCGGAGCCGTGCATGAGCCACGCTTCCGTAAATGGAACCAATAGGGGGCGAGTATCCCTCAACGGGAGGGCGGCGTCAAACATCTGGTCGACCAGTCGGCCGATCAACCCCGCCACATCGGCCTTATCATCCCAACGGCCGGCGGGGAACTTGACCAACTGTTCGATCAGCCCGTTCGGGCCGTCCGACCACGCGCGGCGGATCGGCAGGTGGATTGTGCCGGCGGTAGCACGAGCGTGAAATGCTTGAAGTTTTATCGCCTTGTCTTGAAGAGAAGGCAGCGATTCGATGGTGACGAATTTTTGCGCATGTCGCATCGCGCTGCGGATTGCAGGACCGATAGCTTTGTCTATGAGGCCCCCTTCGTTTGCCCAACGTACGGGTTTCCATAATCCGATCAATCGGATAAACGCCGCGATGCTTTTGTCGGTCTCGACTTGGCCGCTCCACCAATCCACCGCCCAGAGGTCCCCGACCTTGTCGATGCCCCAGACGCCATGCTCCGAATAGTCGGGCTCTTTCTTGCCCGCGCGTGGTTCCATCACTGCATAGTCTGAGGCCCCATAAATTCTGAGCGATTTCGGCAGTGCGTCGATGCCCTCATACGTCTGAATCACACATCTACTCGAGGAAGGTCGAGACTGAACATCCGAAACATCGAGCGATCAAAGTGAACGCCCGTGAAGGGGGCTGGGCGCTGTTGATAAAGTGCCGCCCAAGTGCGAGCCGCACGAGGGTTATCACGCCATGTCGACCAGTGCTCCTTAGGAAACCACTCGGGCCAAAGAAACTCTCCGGGCTTTCGGCCCAGGGGATCATCCTCGCGTTCGGCTTCTGCAGGAATAGATAGCACTTCCCATTGCTGACCGTCACGACAGTCAATGAGCCCTGATTCACCGGAATATTCAATTGGCAGTATAGATCCGGCAAGGTCTTCCTCATGCCAGCGGGTCTGGATGATCAGGACCGACATCCGCGGCTTGGCGCGCGTCATCGCTGTGTCAATGTACTCGTTGTAGGTCTTCTCGCGCAAGGTCGGCGAGTCGGC